CACAGATTGCGACACCGGCAGGCTTGCTGGAACCGCACAAGATTCAGGCTGCTCTGGCGGAAAGTCTTTTAATTCAGAACAGTCCCATGATTCCAGATTACAGGTTGGCTTTAGAAGTGCTGTTATTGTTGCTGCTGGGATTGCTTGTAGCGATTCTGAGCAATTATCTTGGGATCACATGGGGCATAGCCTTGATTGGGGCTGTGTGGGCGGGTACAGCTTATTTTGGAATATGGACAATTCAGCAGGGAATCCTTATTGATGTTACCTATTCCCTTGTTTCCAGTTTTTTTATTGCCAGTACAAATTTTTATCTTAATTTCAGGACCCAATACAAGCTAAGACAACAGATCAAGAAACAGTTTGAACATTATCTGGACCCAAGGCAGGTGAAGAAATTGCAGGAAAACCCGAACCTGCTGAAGCTGGAAGGGGAACGGAAGATGGCGACCTTTCTTTTCACCGATGTCAGGGGCTTTACTTCCATGTCGGAGAAGCTGAACCCAGAACAAGTCACTGAAATCATTAACATCGTCCTGACCCAGCAGGTTTTGGCCGTGCAAAAATATGGCGGTATGGTAGATAAGTTTATCGGGGATGCAATGATGGCTATATTCAATGC